GGGCCAGACGGGCGGGCGTCTGCGGCAGAGCCGTGGGCGTACCCACGCGACCGGCCGCCTGGGTGGCCGTGCCCGTAGTCACGGGTATGGGGGTTCGGCTGCCCGCCGGGATGAACAGGGTCTGAGGCCGGGAATTGTCCCCGGCCAGCGTGACCACGGTGGTGCCGCCGGAAGCGCGTGAGCCGCTGCCCTTTTTCCCTTTCTTCTTGGCTGCCTCTTCGGCAGCGCTGAAATCGTTAAAGCTTTGCTTGAAGTAATCCGGATCCGAACCGCTGGGGGCTGACAAATCAGCCAAGGCCGTGGAAGATGCGCTTTTCCCCTTGGGTAAATCGGGCATCTGGGGGGCCTTGGCGGAAGATGCCGTATCCGCTGCGGCCTTGGCGTTGGGAGCGGCGCTCTGCTCCGCCGCAGCCTTGGCATTGGCCGCCGGCTGCGCCTTTTCATCCTCGCCGCTGAACCAGCCGATGGCCTTGCCGATGCCGCGCTTGGCGCTGCCCAGCACGGGCATCTCGTCGATCTTTTTTCCGATCCAGGTCGCGGCCTCGGCAACGGAATCCATGATCCCCTTGATGATGCCCCACGCCCACTGGAACACGCCCACGATGCCGCTCCACAGGGAATGGAAAAACGGGCCGACCGTGCTCCAGTTGTCGATGATGAGACCGGCGGCCACGGTCACAGCCGTGAATACCACGCCCATCGGCCCCATGGCGAAACGCAGGGCCACGCCCACCAGACGAAGCCCCCCGGAGAGGATCGCGGCACCGGCGGCACAAGCGCGTTGGACTGTGCCGAGGGCTATGGTGGACAATGTGGCACCGCGCAGAAGGCCGGTCAGGGCCATGAGCCTGCCCCCCACACCGGCAAGAACATCCCGCCACGAGAGGGAGGCCAGAGACGAGGCCCGCTGCCAGAAGGTCAGCGTCTGCGCTCCACCGGCTGCCGCGAGCTGGGCGGCATTCATGCGCAGCAACATGCCGCCGAAGCCGTTGGCCGCTGTGCGCAGCACATTGAGGACAAGGCCCAGGGCCACACCGCCCACCGCCAGCGTGGCGATGCCCGCGCCTGCGCCCATGACCACGCCGGTCAGACGCGGAAAACGCCGGGCCAGATCGCGGACAACATTGAGGACGGACGCGCCCCCTTCCGCCACAGCTCCGACTACCGGGAGCAGCGCCGTGCCTACCGTGACACCGAGGTTGCGGGCGCTTTGCGTGACCTTGGCCAGCGAGGTGGCCGTGGTCTTCATCCGGTTGGCGTATTCCTGATCCACGGAACCGGCCACATCACTGTTGGCGATGCTCACCGCCTTGAGCAGCGTCTTGTACTCCGACATCAGGGGCGCGATGGCGGCCAGACTTTCTTGGCCGAACAGCTGTCCCATGATGGAGTTGCGCTCCTCCGGACGCACACGCTGGAGGGCCTGCAGCACGCGCATGACCGCGCCCATAGCGTCGGTCTGGAGCTGCTTTTGCAGCTCGTTGGGGTCGATCTGGAGGTATTTGTAGATGCCCTTGCGGGCATCGGTCAGGCCGGATTCGCCAGCGGCCAGCACGTTGACGAAGTTTTTCATGGCGGTGCCCGACACTTCCACTTCGGCCCCGGCGGCCTTGAAAGCCGTGGCCAGAGCCGCGATGTTCTGCGTCGAGAAGCCTGAGGCCTTCATCAGCGGCCCCATGCGGGTGAAAATCTGGTCGATCTCCCCGGCCTCGGCGTTCATCTCGTTGCTCAGTGCATTGATGACGTCCGCCGTGTGGCGCGACTGCTCCGCCGTGAGGCCCATTGCCGCCTGCCATGTGGCTAACGACTTGCCCGCCTGTTCGGCGCTGACGCCCCAGGCGATGGACATTTTCGTGGCCTGCTCGGCCACGCCCAGCATCTCCTCGCGGGTCTTGCCCAGCCCGGCCTGGGCCGCCGCCGTCATGATGGTCACGATGTCCTCAAAGCTCTTTCCGGTGCGACTGGACATGGCCTGCGCATCGGCAAACAGCTGCTGCATGACCTCTTCCGGCGCATCCATGACCTTGCGCAAGTCGGCGAACACGTCTTCCGCGCTGACGGCCAGCTTGACCGGGATGGCGGCCGTAGCCCCTACAGCTGCCGTGCCCAGCAACCGGCTTTGCAGATCCTGCCGCTCAGCCTGCAAGGCGCGGGAATTGGCCATGTGGGCCTGGAGGGCGGATCGCGCCGCCCTCGCCTGATCCATGCGCCTCACGAGCCCCGCGTAATCAGCCTGCAGGGCCTGTACGCTACCGCTGACCTTTCCTGCCTGCAGGGCAAGTCCCTGCATTTCCTTCTGATTGAGCTCCAGCTCTGCCGTCAGGTCGAATACCCGGCTTTCCGCCGCCTTGATGCGGGAGGCGAAACGGGAAGAGGCGGCCCCGGCGCTGTTGGCCTGGGCTCGCAGACCGGCCAGTTTGGCTTCCGCCTGCTCCAGCTTTCCGGCCAGACCGGTGAGCCTGGCACCTTGCTTTTCCAGAGCCGCGCCCAGCTGTCCCACGGGCGTGTTGCCCATCTCGCGGATAGCCTGCGAGACCATGCGCGCCTGGCCGGCGGCATCCTGGAACGCTGTGCGGTAGCTCCCGGCAAGGGTCGCGCCCAGCTTGAAAGAAACGGAAACTTCTTTGGCCATGATACCCTTTATCCGCCGCTGGCCGTCTTTTCGACGGCGGCGGCGGCATCAAGATAGTTTGTGAACACCTCCGGGCTCATGGCCCGGATCTCGGAGCGTGACCAATGGGTGATCTTGCCCAGGGCCACCATCCCCTGCCTCAACTCAGCTAGGCCTGTTCCTGCATCCCAGCCGCTTCCGGCGTAGGGTTTTCCTGGGATTCGCCCGTGCCGTTCACGGCGTTGAACGCGTTCCGCAGCTTGAGATAATCGCCGCTGCTCAGGCCGCGCATGGCGTCATAGGGAACTCGCGTGATGCGGGCCAGCATGGCCATCTCCGCCGTCAGCGGGTTGGTTGCCTTGCCCATGCCCACGGCGTCCTGCATGGCATCTTCTTCGTCCCCGATGGTGGACGGGCGCACGGTCAGCTCCCACACGTCCTTGCCGCCCACCTGCAGGGGAGCGGACAGCTTCACGGTCTGCATACGATTTTCACTCATGGTGTCCTCCTTAGACGTTCAGGCCCATCTGGGCGCGCACCGTGGCCAGCAGATCCGTGCCGTTCACGCGATGGATAAAATTGAGCTTGTCGATGAGCAGCTTTTCCTCGCCATCCAAGAGCACTTCCAGACGGGTCACTTCCAGTTCCTGCTCGTTGCCCTGCTTCTTGCCGGGTTCAAGGCTGCCCAGGGGGAAGCTCTTGGCACGGCCCACCACGTTGACGCGCAGGGGCACAGAGGTGCGCATGGACGTGGCCGGATCGCTCATCTGCACGGCGGCATAGCACTCGAACAAATTGGAGCGCGTCCAGTCCAGCATGTTGTAGATTTCGGGATACACGGAATTGAACGACATTTTCAGCGTCATGGATTCCGTCATGCCAAGGGTCGGACTGTCGATCTCGCCGGCGATGCCGGCACCGGACAGGCTTTCCGTCATGTAGGACAGCTCAGGCAGGTCGATGGTGGCCACACCGATCTGGTCAGTACCGTCATGATAGATGCGGAAAGCGATGGTTTGTTCAGGGAGATACTTTCCCACGGTAGGCCTCCTTAACCGAACAACGCGTTGAGGGCGTCGGGATCGAACTCGTAGATGGTCTCGATGTCGCGGGCGGGCACGGGCGGCGTGATGCGCAGGCGGAAGCGCATGATGCCGTCGATAAGGTCGGTCACAGGGTTCTCGCTTTCATCGAAGATGATAGTGCCGCCGAGGATGATCTCGCGGGCGGTGTAGCCGTCCAGCTTGATCTGCTCGCTCTTGAGGAATGTCTGCACCAGACGGCGGGTCAGCGGCTCGTCCACCTTGGCGAAATAGGTCAGGATGAACTGCGCCTGATGCCAGTTGAAGAAGCGGCGCACGCTGTCCCAGGCATCCTTGGGGTCGGTATTGCTGGGGTAGCAGGCCATACGGCCACCCCAGGTCTTCATGCCGCCGTCGAAATTGCTGACCGTGTAGATGCCCTGCCCGTTCAGGTAGTTGGCCCTGGTCAAGTCGAGCCACAGCTCGTGCCACTGGCCATCAGCACCCACATAGCCGCTGGAGGTGATGTCCAGCCGTTTATTGCTGGGGCTGGCGTAGGGGATGCCGTCATGATCGCCGTCCGTGGCCGCCATGACCCCGGCCAGATGCGTGGCGAGGCCGTACACGCCATCGCCCAGCTTGACCTTGGGCCAGCAGACCACCATCAGGCCGTCGGTGAGGTTGTTCTGCTCCTTGTAGCCGGGCACGTCGCTGTATCTGGTCACGGCATTGTCGCCGCTGCTGGGGATGTCCACCAGACAGACGGCCTTGAACAGGCCGTTGATGCCGTCGCACTTGGCGGCCATGACCACGGCCACAGCCGGGTCCTCGCAGAACTGCGGCGCCAGAACGATGGACGGCACGAGCCGGAAACGCGGGAACACTTCGTCGATGAGCTCAAGACCGGTGCCCTGCCCGCTGGCGGGGTCGATGCCGCCGATCACGTCTTCCGGCGTGACCTTGCTCACGTCGGCATAGACGTAGCCTGCCTTGACCGTGCCGCCTTCGGGGATGCTGCCCTCGGCCAGGCGGGTCAGCATGCCGCTGACGGCATCCACGCTGTAGTCGGTGCCCGCCTCATAGGTGGTCTCGCCCAACTCATCCTTCAGCTCCACGGCACTGACGCCGCCGTGGGCCAGACGGGCAGTGTCCTTGTCCAGGGACGACGTGCCGAAGATCAGGCTTTCGTCCGCGACTTCGGTTTTGTGCTTTTCCGGGTCGAAAACGTTGACGCAGACCACGGGCGCGCCGCGGTAGATGGCGAAATGGCTGTAGATCAGCTCTT